TAAGAAATTTGATCCTTTATCTCGTGTTGTCGTTCCTGAAATAGTCTTAGATAAGTTACCAACATCACATAAGTTACATAAGGTTTTCAACAATAAGAATGCTTTATTCTTAAGTCCAATAAAAAATCAAGATGTTTCATCTACCATTGGATTTAAAAAGACTAAATTATTCGATCATTTTAATTGTGAGCTTGAACCAGCTATTCAACATGAGAGTGATCCTCGTATAATGGAAGGTTCAAGACATTTTTTGGAAGTTAGTCTTAATAAATCATTTACTGATTGTAAACCATCTTATAATTTAAGAGAGGAACGTTTTATGAAAGAAATTCTTAAAGCTGCCTTCATTAAGTTTATTCCAGCAATATCAACGGTTAGAGTTTTAGATACCAAAACAGCCATCACAGGTTCTAAAACCATAGGAAGTTCCAGCATGGATACATCAACTTGTGCAGGTCTTATGTACAAACTTGACCCTGATGCAAATGGAAAAAGAAAATGGATTAATTATAGTGAAACCAATAAAACATGGAATATTCATCCCATAGTATATCACGATGTGGATTATTATGAGGAACATTATAAGAACTTAATGGTTCCTATTAACTATAAACTTGAATTCAGAAAGAAAGAACTTGTCACAAAATCCAAAATTGAGAATCCAAAAACAAGAACAGTTGGAACAGGTAATTTAATTCATTCAATTATTTATAGTAAAATATTTAAAGACATGTATACAATTGTAAAAAGGGTATGGGAAAAAGGCGGATCAAGTCCATTTGCAATCGGACTAGATCTTGAACGTCATGCAGATCAAGTTGTTAAACACCTTAAATATACAGATTATGTAATAGATTTTGATGTTAAATCATGGGAAACAGTTATGAATTTAGATTTAATGCGCTTAACAAAGGAAGTTAAGATATCGCTTATAAATGACGCTTACGCCTCAAGAAAACAAAAACCGCCTGAAAAAATAGAGCAAATTGCTAATGGTTTGCTAGTAGATTATATGTCAGCTTATGTAGTTTTTGCAGATATAGTTTATCAAAAAAGAACAGGTTTGTTATCAGGTCATCCAGGAACAGCTTGTGAAAATTCAGAAGTTCATTTAATGTTATTATGCTTAGTAGTTTATAGAATTTTATATAAGTATAAGAAAGAATGGGCTAATCCCCACTTTGTGTTGGAACATGTCAGATTCATCATGATGGCAGATGATGTTCAAATTGCCCTTTCACCTTTAATAAGGCAATATGTCACAATTAAAACATTAGCACAGGGCTATAAAGAGCTTGGCCTTGAAGTAACAGCAGCTGATAAATCCGATTTGCTTGAAGCAAAGGATATAACACAAAGTCAATTTTTAAAAAGCTCATATATCAAACAAGATAATGGTTTCTATACATGTCGACCCAACAGAAGCATCGTTGATCAACTATTATCTTGGATAAGAACAGATTCCAAGTTGTCACTGGAAGAACAATTTAAAGTAAACATAGAAAACGCTATGCGTAAATTGTATTTCAGAGGTCGAGAAGAGTATGAACAAACTCGGCAAACTGTGAATATGCTTCTTATCGATATAAATTTGTCATGGTCGTTAGATTATGATTGCATGGGTGAAACTATAGGATTACAACATGCAATGCAACAACAACGAAACGACGACCTTGATGAAGAATTATTCGATAGAGTATAATTCAATTAAATTTTATTTTAACCTATATATTTCTAATCAATTTATTATGTTTTTTATAGTATTATAGATTTTTCATAAAAGTTCATAAATTCATTTGTTAAATAAAAATAAAATTCATCCCTGAATTCTCAGGAGTACTAGATGAATAAGGATCCCTTTATTACAATTCTAAAAACTTATGTATAATAAGAATTGTAACACTTTTAGTGGGGCTAGCCGTTATTCAAACTCTTGAGGATTCTTTTATATACTAATCTTGCTACTTATTATTGTAGTAAGATGCGTAGTATTACATAAATACCATTGTTCGTTTTGAACGACGTTCAATGGGCTTTATGATATATAACAATTCATCAATCAGGATCGTTCCTAAGCGGAGCGATCTTCATTTATTTATTGTTTTATTAATTTAGTTAT